CTTTCAATACTGCTATAAAAAATGCAGCTGTCAAGCTCGGGACGAAAGTCGCCGAGGGTAAGTCGGGCCTTAAAAGAGGTCCGCAAAAGAAGGAGGGTGTTATGCCTCCTATTGTGTCTTCCCCTGGTTTTGGGGTTGGTGTTGGCCCAGTCCATTTAGCTCGTTCGAAAGCTGATGGCCTTAATGGGAACACCGAGAAGGCACATTTTAAACCAACAGTTCTTGGTAATAAGACTGTTGGTGCACCTGGTCCGATTTTTGGCGACATTGCAGGGTGGGCTTCGGCCTTCCTTCACCGTGTCTCTGAATTTGACTTCGTCGCTATTGAGTATTGCAAGTTAAACGGAATTCCGTTTTTTCCTGTTGCAATTAAATTGAATCCTCATTCAATTGCTCATGTTTGTCGCGATGAAGTCATTCGTCAAATTTTAATCTCAGAAGGCAAAGGTAAATTTACTTTGCGTATTCTTGATTGGTTTGGCGGCGGACGAAATCTTAAGTTTTCTCCACAAAGTGCTGGTCCTTTTTGCAGCATTGTACGTGATGGGATTCGTAAGAATTCAACTTTTCATTTGAATATTGAATGGGTTTGTGGCCCGGATACTCCAATCCGTGGTGATTCATCCCGTTCTTTGGGTTCCTTAAAAGTTCCAATCGAAGGTAAATTTGATCTTGTTGTCGTGCAAGATGTTTATCAAGATGGTCCTGGACCCAATTCTGCTTTTAGCCACCATACGGCTGCTCGTCTTTGTGAAATGACCCATTTTGGGCGTATTTACATTGCGAACAGGATGTTTTTTGGGATGGCTGGGGCGGATGATTTCAAAAATGGTAAAGTTGAACAGGTGTTTTACCGCAACAGCGAGGGTTTGATCGTCAGTTCTCCGGACGATTCAAATATCAATTATCCATGTCATCCAGACACGAATTGGCTCTCGGCAGCACGTGCTATCGGCAGAGTTGATATTGTCCCACTTAATGAAGTGGGTCCATATTTTCTCTGTAGAGTTGCACTTGCTCTCGAAAACGCTCAATTGTTGTTACCAACAGTTGAACGGGAGCATTTGATTCGTTCCATCACCATTTTAAATGTTGGTTGGTGGAGTTGGTTATTTGGTTCTGAACGAAAGTATCAAGCTATCGTTCATTATCCGACTGTTGTTGCGCTTGGTCTGAAATTTGCCGTTAAGTCACCTAACGGCCAGATCCTTGATTCTCTAATCTCTGAAGTGATTCGTCGCTTTGATTCTGATTTTACCATGAAATGTCTTTTCAAAAGATTTCCTTCTTTTTATAAAGTTGTTTTAGATGGTACCGTCCATGCATGTCTTTATGCTGGGCGACAAGAACGCGCTACTGACCTTCTTGGGTTGCGCGTGTCCAATATCAGTTCAGAACGTTCGTTGACGGTTATTAGGTCTTCTACAATTCCGCAATTGCGCAAAAATGATTACTGGCGATTGGCCGGGGTCATTTGCGTTTCTTTGATTGCCTTGTTGTGGAAGTTGCCTATTATGCCTGCCGCATTCATTTCAGATTATCCTTCATTTTCTGCTGTTGCAGAAGAGGCATTGGTCAGTGTTGCCCCTGAAGGTTATTGGTTTGGAGTTGTCTTGGAATTTTTCAGGAACCTTGATGAAAATCCATGGGAAGCCATGGCAGTTATATGCGTGCATGGTTTTCTTGCCATGTTAAGAAGCGCTGGTAACTGTGGACGAATCGCGTCATTTCTTTTCCATGTCTGGTGGAATTGGAGGGCGTCTAAGTCCCGTGTGATGTCTCGCAGTGAGATCTTCCGCCAAGATTATTGTGCTGGGAAAATTGTTGAGTTTGAAAAGGAGGTTTGGGAGCCCTTACCCGTCAGCTTCGTGTTGCCTTCTTATCAAACTCGCATTTTTTCCAAGCCAGATTTCTGGCGTGGTGAGATTTCAGTCTTCGTCGACGGTGTTTGTGTTACCGTCGAAGAAGCTTTTGATTTATTGGATGAAGATGTGTGGACAAATGCCACATATCCCATTTTGATTACTCACTGCTTGTTGCACCAGCCCGCCAATACAGCAAAGAATTTGTTGGCGGCCATTGTGCACCGGTTGCATGCCGAT